TGAAGTTTCTTAATACCCTTAAAACAAAAGGTGGTATTCTTCTACCTATTTGCCAGTTTTAGGGTATAATAGGTAGTATAAATGATTGAAAAGGAGTGTTTAAAATGACTAAAATTAATATTGATTCTAAAGGTTCGCTAGCAAAATTAATGGCTACTGAAAACCTCACCGTCCAACATAAAAAGGTTTCTACTGCATCGTTTGATGTTAAAAACCGTGTTCTAAATCTACCAATCTGGGAAGATATGTCTAACGTTATGTATGACGGTCTTATTGGTCATGAGGTTGGACACGCTCTTTACACTCCATTTGATGAGTGGAAAACCTTTGTTGTTGAAAATCCAAATTTAAAAGATTATGCCAACGTTATCGAGGATGCTCGAATTGAACGTATGATGAAAACCAAGTTCCCTGGAATGAAAAAAGTTTTCTTTGGTATGTATGATGAATTGAATATGAAAGACTTCTTTGGTATCGGTAATAAAGAAGATATTAATGAATATGGTATCCTTGACCGAATTAACTTGTTTTTCAAATTAGGTGTTCGTGTTGACCTTGAATTTACCCCTGAAGAAATGGTTTTTGTAAACCGTGCTGATAACACTAAGACGTTTGAAGATGTCCTTGAACTGACTTTAGATCTTGCTGAATATGCTAAGAATGAAGAGTTGAATACTGACTTTGACGACATGGGTGATTATGAAGAGGGTGACGTTGAAGAGGGTGAAGGTAATGAGTCAACCCCTATGCCTTCTAAACCTGGAGAAGATGATAATGAAGGTTCGGAAGAATCCTCTGGTTCTAGTCCAAACGGCAAAGATGGTGAGAGTGATGAGGGTGATGATTTTGATGGTGAAANTGCTTATTCTGATGGTTCTGGTGGTGATGAGGGTGAATTGCCTGTATCTGAAACTCAAAAGAACTTTGATGATAAAATNAATAGTCTTAACGATGAGTATGCGTCTAATCCAATTTATATTGATTTACCAAATACTAACATTAAAGAAGTTACTATTGGTTATAAAAAAGTGACTGCTTGTTTGAATGAATTCTTTGATGTTGATGATAATTATGATAGATATTATGGCGATGCCTCTGGTGTAAGAAAAAATATTGATGAAGAACTTCGTCTTTGGAAAAAAGATACTTTGTCTGTTGTTAATTACATGGTTAAAGAATTTGAAATGAAACAGGCTGCTAGTGCTCACCGTAGAACTTCGGTTGGTAAGACTGGTGTTCTTGATACTAATAAAATGCATGCTTACAAATATGAAGAAGATATCTTCAAAAGGGTTGCAACTATTAAAGATGGTAAAAACCATGGTTTGGTTATGTACGTAGATTGGTCTGGTTCTATGAACGATAAATTGCTCGCTACTGTTAAGCAGACTATTACCCTTGTGATGTTTGCTAAAAAGGTTGGAATCCCGTTCCGTGTTTATTCGTTTACTAACTCTACTGGAGCTANACATTTGTATGAAGATGCAGAAACTGTATTTTACGGTGACAACGATAGTGGTAATTTTAACTTTGACCACCTTGTTTTGGGACGTGTTAGTATGCTTGAGTTTTTCAATGAAAAAATGAATGCTCGTGAATTTAAAAATGGTATTGATAACTTTTATAAGATGGGCATTGCCGCCGGNTGGGATAGCAAATATTCTATTAGAACTCCTAGAGGATTTGATCTTGCGTCTACACCGTTGAATGAGGCAATTATTGGTTCGTTTGAAATGGTTGAAGACTTCAAACGTGAAACTGGTCGTGAAAAAATCAACGTAGTTTGGTTGACTGACGGTGGAGCTGATGGTAATGACAAATATTATAATGCTGAAGAAAAATGGGCAATCAATGGTATTGTGACTTGGGGTGATAACCGTAAACATTTAGTTATCCGTGACCCAAAAACTAGAAAGTATATTGCTGAACAAAAAGATTATAATGATTTGACTCCAAGTTTATTAACCGCTTTGGGTGACCGTTGTGGTGTGAATGTTATTGGATTCTTCTTGACCGATGCTCGCAATATTAATAATAAAATTGATAGAACTGTCGGTTGGGAAAAGTCTACTGAAGAAAAAAAGAAATTTAAAAAAACTGGTTATTCTTCGTTCGTTTCTGGTGGTTATGATAAATATTTCATGGTCAACTCCAATTCTATGGACAAAGAAGTGACGATGCCTGAAGAAGTAGAAAAAGATAAAACTGGTGGTGTTAATAAGGCAAAATTGAGAACTGCCTTTAAAAAGTTCTCGAAGGGTCGTAAAGTGAACAAGATGTTACTGAATGAGTTCATTTCGATGGTTGCGTAATAACCCTTTTATTTACCTGTGTATAAAGTCAAAATATCGCTTTACTTTTCAGGGAACAAAGGGTATAATACGTAGTATAAATGATAAAAAAAGGAGTAATAAAAATGAGTAAAAAAATTAATGTAAATGACTTTGCCGCAGCCTCTAACGAGTTATTCGGCACTAACGAATTGACACGTGCCCAAATGATGCGTGTCAAAGAAGTGTATGATGTATGTGTGCCTTCTGCTATTGTAAATGACAAATCAAACTTGGTTTCTCGTGGTGTGTATCGTGTTCCTAATGATGGAACTGGAATTGCGCCTACAAAGGCTGTATTGGTAGAAACTGATATAATTGCCGGAAATGATGAAATTNCAGAATCCTCTAAATCTACTTTCACTACTGGATCTGCTATGAGTCTTGACTCTGCAATCTCGTTTATCCCGAAAGTTGATAATACGTATGTGTCTTGGGGAAATGCTGGTGATATTAAAAAGATTCTAAAATCTAAATTGTTCTTCCCAGTTTATTTAACAGGTATGTCTGGTAATGGTAANACGTTCGGTATTGAACAAACGTGTGCTACTTTGGGTCGTGAAATGATTCGAATTAACTTTACTGCTGAAACTGATGAAGATGACCTTTTTGGTGGTTTTCGTTTGGTGAATGGTGAGACTGTGTTTCAATACGGTCCAGTTGTTGAAGCAATGAAACGTGGTGCTGTATTGTTACTTGACGAGATTGACCTTGCATCTTCTAAGGTGATGGCGTTACAGTCTGTCCTTGAAGGAAAGGGTTATTTCATTAAGAAACGTGGTGAGTGGGTTGAACCTTCTAAAGGTTTCACTGTTATTGCTACTGCCAATACAAAAGGNAAAGGTTCTGATGATGGACGTTTTGTTGGTACTAACGTTATGAATGAAGCATTCCTTGACCGATTTTCGGTGACTATGTATCAAGCATACCCTTCTGAAGCAATCGAGAAAAAGATTCTTCAAAAGGCTGCTGAAGGGTTTGGACTTCGTTCTGCTGAAGTGGATGCGTTTATTCCAAACCTTACAATGTGGGGTGACATTATCCGTAAGACTTTTGAAGACGGTGGTGTTGATGAAATCGTTTCTACTCGTAGATTGGTTGATATTTTGAAATCTTACTCTATCTTCGGAAAGAAAGATAAAGCAATCAAAATGGCAATTGAACGTTTTGATGATGAGACTAAAGAATCATTCCTTTCTCTTTATGAAAAGATTGATGCTAGTGTTGGAAATGAACAGTATGGTACTTCGGTTGACCCAGAAGAGTTTGCTGAAAAGTCAACTGANAGTTTTTAACCCTAACAGCCCTTTATATGAAGCAAATGGAAAATAATATGAATAATATTGAATGGAAATATGGGGAGGGGACAACCCTTCTCGAATTGACCGAATACATTGAGGGAACATATGGTGCTCATTATACTAATAAGAATAATGATGTCCAAACGTTAGATGTATTTGAATCTCGTGGGACACTATCATCGACTTCGATTGATAATGCGATTAAATATCTCATGAGGTATGGTAAGAAGTCCGGAAAGAATAAGATGGACTTAATTAAAGCAATGCACTACCTTGTGCTTGCCACTGGTTTTGACCGCAAGATGGGCGAATTTGATTCGGAAACTATCTACGAAAAATAATAACAAAAAACTTTACTTTACATCAAAAGTATAGTATAATATATGTAACAATCGAATAAAGGATATATAATGCAATTAAGTGAAAAGACAATTGGAATTCTAAAGAATTTCGCAACAATCAACCAATCAATTTTAATTAAAGAGGGTTCTAAATTAGACACAATGAGTGTTCAAAAGAACGTGCTTGCTAGTTCTGCTGTGGAAGAAACTTTCCCGAAAGAATTTGGTATTTACGATTTGAATGAATTTTTATCTGCTGTATCTTTATTTGATAAACCAGAATTAGACTTCGGTGATAACAGTGTTACTATTACAGGNCAAGANGGTTCTACAACTTCTTATTGGTATGCNGATAAATCNATTATCGTATATCCCGAGAAAGAAATTACAATGCCAGAAACTGAGATTAATTTCAAATTAACAGCCGCTACTTTCACTAAACTTCAACGTGCTACTGGTACTCTAGGTTTAAATGACTTATGTATTAAGAATGTAGATGATAAGATTGTTGCTGAAGTACAAGATAAACGCAACGACACATCTAATACCTACTCTATTGAAGTTGGTGATTATGATGGTGACGAAAACTTCAATTTCTACTTCTTAACTGAACGTATGAAGATGTTAGCAAACGATTATGATGTGAATATTTCTTCAAAGAATATTTCTAAGTTTACTTCTGGTGATTTGACTTACTGGGTAGCATTAGAGGCAGATTCTACTTATGGTTAAACAAGACGAATTCTTATGGGTCGAGAAATACAGACCCCAGAATATCGAAGACTGTATATTACCCGACTCAATAAAATCAACGTTTAAAGAATTTATTGCAGCGGGTGATATGCCTAACTTGTTATTGTCTGGAACTGCTGGTACTGGTAAGACTACCATCGCAAAGGCATTATGTAATGAGTTGGGATATACGTCGTTGGTTGTTAATGGTTCTTTAGACCGTAATATTGACACTCTAAGGAACGAAATTGCATCCTTTGCATCAACTGTTTCTTTTGATGGTGGAAAGAAGTGTATCATCCTAGATGAAGCAGACTACTTAAACCCTCAATCTTTTCAACCCGCATTGCGTGGTTTCATTGAGACGTTTAGTAAGAACGTTCGATTCATTCTAACGTGTAACTTTAAAGATAAAATCATCGAACCGATTCATTCTCGTACAACGTTGATTGATTTCCGTACTGGAAAGAAAGAAATGCCTGAGATTATGGGTGTGCTGATGAAACGTATATTAAACATCTTAAAGGAAGAAACCGTTAAAGTTGAAGACCCTAAGATTGTTGCTGAGGTTATTAAGAAACATTACCCCGATATTCGTAGAATCTTAAATGAGATGCAACGTTATTCTGCAGGTGGTGTGATTGATATTGGTATTCTTGC